CCGCCCTCGTCGAAGTGAAGACAGGCCCGAACGAACTCGGTCTCGAACAGATCGAAACCTACCTCGATCTCGCACGAGACAACGGCATCGACGCAGTTCTGACGATCTCCAACCAGATCACGCCGTCGGCTGGAGGACATCCCGTCGACGTCGACAAGCGCAAGCTGAAGAAGGTCTCGCTGCACCACCTGTCGTGGGCCGAGGTCGTCTCGGCGGCCGTCATCCAGCGGGTTCACCACGGGGTCGCCGACTCGGAGCAGGCATGGATCTTAGCCGAACTCATCCGGTATCTCCAGCACCCGCGCTCGGGAGCCGTCGACTTTGCCGACATGGGGGCGGCGTGGGTCACGACCCGCGAAGCAGTCCTCGCCGGCACGCTCCGACTAAGCGACAAGGGCGTAGGAGACGTGATCTCGCGTTGGGATCAGCTGCTGCGATTCGCTGCTCTTCGTCTTGAGCGCGAACTGGGGTCGGGGGTTCAGGTCAGCCTGAACCGTCGCGAGGTGGCCGACCCATCCATCCGCACCGCGGCTCTGTTGGCCGATCTCACGAAGTCGGGACAACTCACCGGAGCTTTGCGTATTCCCAACACCGTCTCCGACCTCGATATCACAGCTGACCTGCGCACCGGACGGTGCACGGTCAGCGCCGAGATTGCGGCACCCGGCGACGGGCGTGGACTCACACGAATCAACTGGTTGATCCGCCAACTGAGCGAAGCACCCCCGAACCTCCGCATCGACGCGTTTGCCCACATGTCGAGACAGAGCACGAGTGAGCTTTTGAGTACGGTGCGTACCAACCCTTCGAAGCTGCTGCCAGATCCGAAGGCCGACCTTCGCCGATTCAGGCTGATAGCGACATCTCAGCTCGGCACCAAGCGCGGAGTCGGCCGCGGGGCCTTCATCGACTCCATCCTGAGTGCTGCGGACGGCTTTTACGAATCGGTACTGCAAGGCCTTCGGCCCTGGGTTGCGAAAGCACCGCAGCTTTCCAAGACCGGCTCAGCGGTCTCCGAGGCTGGCATCGACACAACGGTTCTTCCCGACGAGCAGAACCGCCTCGTTTCGGAGAGCGATGACGAGAGCGTCGGTACGGTAGGCGATCTGCCGATGGCCGGCACCGAAGCGATCCCCGATGCGGACTCCGGCGAGCTCGTCTCATGGGATGACTCTGAGGGAACGATTGAGCGCGAGTGTGAAGCGTTTCCTGACTCTCTTGTGGTTCAGCCATCGAACCCCGTAGAGGTGCGTCAGCCATACGGTGATTCAGAGGGCAACTCACGACGCGTGGACGCAGCGGTCGAGGGGAGTGCTTTGCCGATGGGGGCTGGCGAGACGTCATGAATCCAGCACTGGGCTACGCGCACCGCTCGCACCGGTGAGGACGCACGGTGCGAGCCCGACCCCGACCACGATCAGTGTGATCGCAGTAGCCAGTGGTGGTGTTGGTCAGGTCGCAATCGCGTTGAGGCCGGTGCCGGAGATGACACCGACACCTGCGGGCCAACGGCCGGCCGAAAAAACCATGTAACGGCCAACCCAGACGTCGACTGATGCGGTCGCGTTCATTTGCAGGCTGGCGGTGATCTCCATGTGTCGGTCGTCGAGGGCGAGCACCATGTCCTGGGTACGCAGCAAGACGATTTGGTCCTGGTCGAGGCCGGCGCCGACCGTGGTGGGAATCGCGTCGGACAGCAGAATCGGGAGTCCTGAGATTGTGCCGACGTAGGGCGAGTTCGGGTCTGGTGGTTCGGTGGAGAGGCCCACGATTGGCTGTAGGGCTGTGTCGACCTGTGCGGTCAACCAAAACCAGCGGCGAGGGGACATCAAGACGAGGTTCGGGCGACGTTTACGGGCCGCAGAAACGGAGGTCGCGCAGGCTGCGACTTTGGCAACGAGTTCGCCGGCGGTCGGGGTGCCGTCGGTGTACGTGGTGGGGGTGACCCCTGAGGTCTGAAGGATGCCAATCGGGTACTTGGCGCCGCCGATACCGTTGATGATGAAGTTCTCAGTGGCGTAGCCGACTGCTTCGCCGAGGTCGTGGGCAATAACGGTGTCGGTAGTACGTCCCGCACGCTCGTAGAAGGCGTACGACTCGGTGACCTTGGCCCAGACACCCCTGACGGGCAGTGACAGCCCGGCCGATACGAGGTCGAACTCTGGAAGCTGTGAGCCCTCGATGGCGAAGTCGGCAATCGCGCCGGTCGTAATCCGACCGAGTTCAACAGTCATGCCTTCTTCGCTCAGCGGCAGCTTGGCAAGTACGTCAACGAGCGGTGAGGCTTCACGAGCGGCGAGCGCCATTTGGTCGAGGAGGTACGTCGGGGGCACGGTCCCGCCCATCGCGGCGGTGACGTTGTCACGTTGCTCGACAATGCGGGCTTTGTCGGCGTTCAATACCGTGAGCCGCTGTAGCCGGTCGGCTGAGTCTCGCTGAGAGGCAGCACCGTAGCGCTGCACGCGGACCACGTCGGCGAAGAATGAGTGCTCACCGTCGCGCTGATACGGGCCGGCCTCGCGTCGAACCACGGCCCCGCAGACTGAGGTCAACATGCGCTCGTATCTGTCAACGTCGTCGAGCGCCGTTTCGAGCTCGAGCTGCGCCTCCATGCCAGCGCTGCGATGATCAGGGAACGACGAAGCGACATGCTCGGCACGGTCGATCGCGGCTTGCCGACGTTGGGTGAGAAGTTTCGTGAGTGCAGCCATTTTAGAAGTCCTTCAGTACGTGGTGGATATGGGCCTGCCGGGCGGCGAGCTGATCGACTCTCTGTTCGGTTCTGATCATCGCCGTGGCGTGCTCAAGCCGTTCGTCGAAGTTGAGCGAGCCCTGATCGACGCCGCGCATCTGGTCGAGCCTGCACGCTGCCTCATCGCGGTGTTTGACGACGACCACTAACTCTTCGCTGATCGCCCGACGTGCTGCTACGCGGTGCGCTGTGACCCGTTCTTGCTCGTCATGAGCGGCGCGCTCGGCCGTTGTCAATTCCTCGTAGCGCCTCATCGCAGCGTGGCCGTGACTCGGAGCACCCGGGCTCGGATTGGGTCGATCGCGGTCGGTATCGCTGGGGCCTTCGCGGCCGACGCTGTGCGCTGGGCCAGCTCGATTCGTGCCCGAGCGTTGCGGATTTCCATGGTCGCCATCGCGCGCAGCTCGGTGGCGGTGATGCCGTGCTCGCGGGCGATGGTCGTTGCGAGGTCGGGATCCTTCATGATCCATCGCGCATCGATCATCTCGACACCTCCGCTGTTGGTTCTGAATCGGACTGATGTCATGACAAAGCCTCCTCTGGTATCCACACGTTCCATACGCCGCCGACCAGGCGGCCGGGCAACGTCTTGCGCTCTAGACGCCCGCGTACCGCTCGGGGACTGATCCCCAGCACGGTTGCGGCTTCCGTAACGCTCACAGTCCCCAGTGTGGACGCAGTACCTTCGGCCTGTCCTGAATTGCTCGCCATCGGCATACCGGGCATACCGCAGTCGGCACGCTTGTCGCTACTCATCGCGTGTGCTCGGGCCAGTGCGGCCATTGCCTCGACGGTGGCGAGCAATTCGGCGTCTGGGGTGCCTCCGTCACGAACACGCCATTGGCGAAGCATCTGAGCCAGCACGGGCGCCACGATTGAGGCGACCCGGGGCGAGACCAGCACAACGGGCGTCGTCACCAACGGTGATACTCGATCAGTCATGGTGCGGCGTCCTCACCAGATCCTCAGGTCCGCTTTTCTTGGCGGCGGCTGATGGTGCACGAACCAGCCAACGGTCGCCGCCATCAAAGTGCAGATGTCGACCGAGCTTGAGCGCCGAGCCCAGCGCCATGCGTCTCCGGTGATCGACTTCGCGGCCCCGTCGAGCGCTGCACGTATGGCGGGCTCGCCGATGTGGACCAGTGTCTTGTCTCTGATGCCGTCATGGATCGCGCCGCAACCCTGCGAGAGTTCTTTGTCGTTGATCGCTTGGAAGTCGACGCCGAACGCAGCCCGCAACGCTGTCTCTAGCGAGCCAACCGGGCCGTTGACGTGAGCGGCGATCGCTCGTGTTTCCCACCTCGAGGCCAGCTCGCAGAGACGGGTGACGACCCAGTCGCTACCTTCGCCCGGGCGGTGGTCAACGGTCTCGACGTGGGTACCGCCACGCGATGAGTCGCCAACGGCCACGATCGCCGCGGTGCCCCGGTCGGGTGTCAGGTCAACAGCGAACACGCGGCCTGCGGCGACTTTCGAGCGGGCGTCGATGCACCCGTCCCACCATTCGAGCGGTATCACCCGCGCACCGCCTTCCTCCAGGACGGGTATTTCAACCCAACGGTTCAGATACGCACGGAGGAACAGGTCGAGCTTTCCGCCGCGCTTCGCACGTGCGAGTTCGGCAGCGATGGTCGCCTCGGTCACGGTGTGGCCAAGCGCCGGCATACAGCGCCGCCACGTCGCCGGGTCTTGGGGGTCTTCGTCGTCGTCGGCGGACCACTCGAAATACGCCGTCGATGGCGACGTTGCGTAGCTGGAGCGGCCCGCCAAGACCTTGCGCCACCAATACTTCGAGCGGGCGTTGCCGGCCGTCGAGGCGACCCACAACTGTGCTGACGGTCGGGTGATCATCGCCGGCGCCATTGCCTGTTCGCCACGGTCGTCTTCGTGCGCCCACGCCTCATCGATCTGCGCGAGGTCCAAGGTCGGGCCGTGCCCTGCCGTCTCGGTCGCGGCGTCGATGCCGTACAGCGAGCCGTTGCGCCACACAACCGCCTCGGAACCGTTCGATTTGCGCAGCTCAAACGCGGCCTGCTTGCCGAACTTCGACGCCTCCAGAACCGGGACATGCTCGTCTCGCCACTTCGCCAGCGCCGCCTTACGAGACTGCGCCGTGTACACGATATTTTGTCGTGGCCCGAACCTCGTTGCCCGCAGCGCCGAGATCGTCAGCATCGTGGTCGTCTTGGCCTGCTGACGCGGTACGGCCAAATCAACCTCACGGTAGACCAATAGGCCGGTATCAGGATCGATCTCCAAGGCGACATCCACGACGTGTTGCTGCCACGGCATCAACGGCTTACCCAGTGCCCGGGCAACCTCAGCGGCACGACCACCAAGCGTCTCGCGGTCAGGATTTCGGGGGGTGCCGTACCGTGGCGGGCAAGTCAGCGCCGAAAATTGGGTCGTCTTCATCTAGGTTCACCTCCTTCGCTGTCAACGCGGCCAATGTGGCGCGCAGCTCTTTCGATACCGCCGCGGTCGCCATGCCGGCGCCCTCGTCAAGGGCATCGGCCAACGTCAACGCCAGGCAACCGAGCGCTTCGTCGAGCGTGTCGAGCACGGCCTCCTGGCGCAAAGAGCCCAGCAACGACTCGACCGCCTCGTGATTCGACATCTCGTTCACCATCTCTCCGACCGCGGCGCCAACGGTTTGCCGCGACCAGTGCCGCGCGCTGAATTGCAGCCGAGGTGCGCAAGGCGCAGGTTGGACCGCTCCAGCAACGACCCACCAACGGCCAGCGCAATGACGTGATCAACCGATGCCGAGCGGCGATGGCGAGATGTACGAACGAAGTCGCTGGCGCCGCAGATCCAGCACACTGATTCCGACGCGATCACCTCAGCGCGGGCCCGCTGCCAGGCAACCGTCGAACGAGGGCCGCTCATCCGTCCCCCAGTTTGGGGCCAACGGAGTTTTCCCTGAGGCGGGTCTGGGGTGGTCTTAGCGAAAAGCTAAAAAAGGCTTGCACTTGGCCGGCGGTTGGCGGGTTGGTGCCTGCGTGGTGGCGAGGCGGTGTCATCTGGTGGCCTTTCTGCGGGCAGCAGCAGCACGAGCAGCGAGTCGACGGCGTCGCTTGCGGGTTGGGCGGGGTGGGCTGTGGCGGTCATGTCTCGGCACGTCGTGCTCCTTCGTTGTCGTTGGTGGTGATGGTTTGCTTCATGGCCAGGCGTCGAGCGCTGCTGCGGGCGCGCGCTGACTGTCCGCCCAGGATTCCCGCAGCGTCGAGGGAGGGGTCGGTCTGCGCCCAGGCGAGACATTCAGGCCGCACCACGCAGCGACCGCACACGGCCAGTGCTGGTTCGCAGCTCTGGCCACGAACGGGGAACCAGCCAAGGTGTGGGTACTCTCGGCAGAGCGCGTCGGCTTGCCAGGCCGGGCGCTTGTAACCGAGCTGTTCGAGCACGGTGTCGCTGTTGGAAATGTTGGAAGCTTCCAACATGGTGCGGCGTTCGGGCGGGTTCGGTCGCTGAAGAGCAGCGCTCTGACCTGCTGTTTTACTACTACTAGTCTGACTCGGGGTGTCCGGGAGAGCGGGGGTCTGTTGGAAGCTTCCAACTTCCAACACTTCGGGGTGCTCGGCGGTCATGTCGGCCTTGCTTCGCCGGGGGCGAAATGCTCGCCGTCGCGGGTGATCCATCGCAGCCCGAGCGCATGGTCGAGCGCTTCGTCGATGGTGGCGAGCTGGCGGTCGCCGCTGGCGGTTGCCTGCATTGCCTGGCTTCGTGTGAGCCTGTCGGTATCTGGCCGGTTGACGCGTCGGGCGATGGTGCGTGCCATGCGGTCGAGCGCGCGGTCGCGGGCGTTGTCGTCGAGTGATGCTTCGCGGCGGACGGCCTTGGCGGTGGCTGCTTCCTCGCGTAGTCGTTGGTCCCACTTGCCGGCGTCGAGCACGGTTGCGCGGGCGGCGTCACTGGTGGACATCACGACTTCGGCGAGTGCCCAGTCGTCGAGCGTTACTTCGCGGCGGTTGTCGAGCAACGCGAGCAGGCCGGCGACCTTCAGGCGTGCGAGGGTGCGGTGCGCGTCGAGTGCGGCGATGGTGGTTTCGCCGCGGTGGCGCGCGAGGTGCTCGGCGTCGACTTCAGCGACGATCGCGGGGTCATAGGGCAACGGGGTCGGCTGCACTCGCTCGTCCATTGAGATGCCGCAAGGAAGGGTTACGTCGAGCGGGCCGGGCCATGGTGGAGCGGTGTCGGGCATGAATGGATCGAGCGCGCGGGCCCAGATGAATCGGCCGGGCGTCCCACCGTCGATGTCGTCGAACAGTGCGACCGCT